TGGAGCGCCCCAAGCAAAAGCAAAAGACAGAGAGAGGTTAAAAAATTTTTAAAAAAATACTGGCAAAGCCATGTTGTTTTTGAAGAGTTCCCAGTAGCGGGAACCAGACTGAGTATCGACTTTTATAACGCTAATAAAAAAATAGCAGTCGAAGTCCAAGGATCTCAACATACGAAATATAATAGCTTTTTTCACGGCGGACATAAAAATAACTATTTAGAACAGCTAAAAAGAGACGAAATGAAATTTAAATTTTGCGAATTAAACGAAATTCAGCTAATAGAGATCTATGACGGAGACATTATAAATCTGTCATTATTTAAAAAGTTTGACGTCTCGCTGTAAATAGTGTAAAATACTAGTATGAATACACAAGATATCGATCCAGACAATCTTCCCTTGTTTCAATTGCCAGAATCTTTTTTGAATAAAATGTTCGAACTCACTGGAAGCGGAAGCGAACAAAACAGGGGATTCGTCTTGTCCTATGTCTCGCACGACGGAAGGCCAATGGTATACGCTCGAGCAGAGACCCAAATAATAGAAATGGGATTGCGTAAAGCCCTAGAGAGATACTTGACAGAAATGGAGCGATCCGAGGACGCTCAAAACCTCAACTCAGAAAACGAAGATTAAACCTTGACTGGAAGACGGTTTTAAGGTATAATCATCTTTATGATTTTTTCGCTAGAGTTAGAGAAACAGTTGCTTGCTGGTTTAATTAAGTACCCCCATAAATATTCAGACATTTCTTCCCTAACAACTTCTGATGATTTTTATTCAGAAGAATCAGTTGTTCACAAAACTATTTTCAACACGCTTACGCAAGCAATAGAAAATGGCGAGGCCGTAAATGAAGCCACGCTTTCTCATAGAGTTTTGTCGTTAGGCATTTCCTTCGAGGATAATATTAGCGTTGGGGATTATATTAATTCATTAAGCCTCATTAAAATTAGCGAAAGCTTTATACTAAATGTCGCTAAGGAACTAAAAAAATTAAGCATAAGGAGGCAGCTTTCTGCTTGCGGGGAAAAGATTTCAAAGGCAATGTACAAGCTAGACTCCTCGGAGTCCTTTAATGACATCATAGCTAAAGCAGACAAGCTTTACAATGGTCAAATAAACTTATACGACGTTGGAGACAGAAAACCAGAAAACATCTTTGACGAGATGAAAGAATGGATTGAGTTTAGAGGCAAAAACCCCATAACAGAATTTGGAATGATGGGGCCACACAAGCGAGTCAATGAACTATACGGCTCTTTATTAAGGCCTGGAAACATTACTGTTATTTGCGCCCGAGCTGGAGTCGGAAAGACCCAATTTTGCATGGACTTCTCAACAAAAATTAGCGCTGAGTATGGAGTTCCAGTTTTGCACTTTGATAACGGGGAAATGAGCAAAGAAGAATTAATCGTTAGACAGTGTGCTGCTTTGTCAAAAATCCCAGTACATCTTCTCGAGACTGGACTATGGCGTCAGGCTGGAGACGACATTGTCAAAAGAGTTCGATCGGTTTGGGAAAAAATTAAAAACATGAAATTCTTTTACTACAACGTTGCAGGCATGAGCTCTGGAGACATGATTAACTTGTTGAAAAGATTTTACTTCTCGGAGGTAGGAAGAGGAAAAGAGATGATTTTTTCTTTTGACTATATTAAAACTACGTCAGAGACTAACGATAAGAATAGATCAGAATGGGAGTTAGTAGGAAGCATGGTACAGAGATTTAAAGACTGCATTCATAGAGATATTAAATTCGACGGAGAACCCATGGTCTCAATGATCACAAGCGTTCAAAGCAACCGACAAGGCATTGTAAATAACCGCCGCGCAGAGAATGTGGTAGACGATGAATCTATTTTTTCACTATCAGACAGAATCGTTCAATTTGCATCTCACGCTTTTATTCTTCGCAAAAAAACTGAAGACGAAATGGAGGAAGAGCCCAACTTTGGGACGCATAAACTCAAGTGCGTAAAGTACAGGCACCTAGGCCAAGACGTTAACGGGGCAATTAATCCAATCAGAATGCCGAACGGATCGCTACAACAAAATTATATTCACCTTGACTTTAACAATTTTCACATATCTGAAAAGGGAGATCTTCGAGACTTAGTGAGATACCTAGATCAAAACCCTGAAATTATTGAAGATGGAAACTAATATAGACATAAAATCAGTTCTAGAAAAACTAGGATACCGACTTTCAGACTTTGGTGACGCATGGCGAACTAGCGCACTCTACCGAGGTGGAGACAACCCAACGGCACTAAAGATATACAAGAACACGGGAGTCTGGACAGATTACGTGGACGGAAACAAAAGCATGCCACTCGCTGCGCTAGTACAAAAGACCCTCGGAACAAAAGACCCAAAGATAGTAAACCAGTACATTAATACTGAAAAATCTTTCGGTTTTAAATATAATAATAAGACTAACTCAAAGATACAAATGGAGGAAACTTATCCAGAGGAATCGCTAGAAAGACTATTGCCGCATTATAAATTTTATAACTCAAAAGGAATTAGCGACGAAACACTAAAATTTTATAAATGCGGCTTAGCTACTACTGGAGCTATGAACAATAGATATGTTTTCCCAATATACAACGACACAGGGAAAATATGTGGATTTTCAGGAAGAGATGCGGCAAACAATTCTGGCCGCGCGAAATGGAAGCACATGGGAAGAAAAACTAGCTGGAGCTACCCTCTGTACCTAGGGTCAAACTCAAAATTAGAAACACTCGAATCAATAGACAATAAAAAAGAAATTATTCTTGTAGAAAGTATTGGGGATTCTATGGCTTTATTTGAAAATGAGTATAAAAACAATTTAGTTACATTCGGATTAGACGCTTCCCCAAAGTTAATGACAACATTGATAATGCTTAATCCCGAAAAGATTATTATATCAACAAATAATGATTCCTCTTCCGATAGAAATCGCGGCCTAGAAAGCGCAGTTAAAATATTTATTAAATTATTAAAATATTTTGATATTGACGCATTAACGATTCAACCTCCGCTTAAAAATGACTTCGGGAGAATGCATGAACTAAATATAGACTTTGACACATGGTATAATAGAGAACCAGATAAAAACAAAATGTATCAATACATATTAAACTGCGCCAAGTCATTCAGCAAAACAGTTTTTTCCCCCGCAAAAGAAAAGCTTATCAAATCAAGGATTTTGAATGAATAAGCTTTCAGCAAGCAGGATAAAAGTTGCACAAACCTGCTCTTGGCAATATTGGACAAGATATATCTTAAAGCTTCCCGATAAATCTAACGACGGAGCCAAACGAGGAACAATATGCCACCTTGTTTTTGAGTGCCTAGGAAACCCAAGACATAAAAAACATTATAATAAAATTATAAAAAATAAGGATATATTTGCCTCTAAGTCAGTTAAAAGATTAGTCCTTAAAAACGCCAAAGCAGTAAATGTTGACGACAAGGATAACTTAAAACTAATTAAAGACATGACTTTAAGCGGCCTCGAGTATGACTTTTTTGGAAAAGACGAGTCCACCCCAACCAAATCGCAATCAGAAGAAGAATTTAATATCAATATAGATGAAAAAGATAAAAAATACGCCATTAGAGGTTTCATAGATAAACTATTTTTATACAAAAAGAAAAAACTTGCGGTGATACGGGACTTCAAGAGCAGCAAGCAAGTTTTTAAAGGCAAAGAAGTTACCAACAACTTACAACATCTAATGTATTCGCTTGCAGTTAAACACCTTTATCCAGACTACCTTAAAAGACAGTCGGAATTTATATTTTTAAAGTTTGACTTATCAAAAGACATGCTTGGCCACACAGGCAAAGGATTAATGCAAATGAGCCCAATTAGCGACGAGGAACTAGAGGGCTTCGAGTATGAGCTTACGGAGATTCAAAAATATCTCGACAACTTCAACATGTCATGCGCAAAAAGCAGCTACGCAGCAGACCAAGACTATCCAAAAGACGGAACTTTCGGAGGCCCACTAGTCTGTGGCAAAGAGGGCTACAAAATGTCCAGAGGCAGCTATGTTAAAGACAGTCATGGAAACAAAATAGAAAGCTATATTTGCTCCGTGCGAAATCCTATACAATACTATGCATTGGTAGATAAAGACGGCAAGGTGCTCAAGACGTGCTTTAAAGAAGATAAGAAAAAGCTGCAAGCAGAAAAAAAGAAAGGCTTAAAAATTGTTTTAAAAAAATACGAAGGTTGCCCAAGATGGAAAAATAGCCTTGACTTCGAAGATTAACTGTGGTAACATATTCGTATGTTGCCTTTATTCAAGAGCCACTTCTCAACAGGGAGATCAATATTAACACTTAACCCTCCAGATAAATGCGTGGAAGGTGGGCCAGACAGCGTCTTTAAACTTGCGAAAGAAAATGACCTTAAGGAAGTTATTCTCGTAGAAGATTCGTTCAGCGGATTTCTTCAAGCCAAGAAAAATGCGGGAGACTTAAATCTAAAACTTGTCTTTGGCCTAAGATTCTTAATGGCGGAAGACATAGGCGAAAAGCTAACCAGAGATAATAACAACAAACATCGAATTATTCTTTTTGCAAAAAACGATGACGGAATAAAAGCATTATATAAAATATACAACAGAGCTTTTGCGAAAGGCTTCGGTCACTTAGATTATAAATTTCTAAAGAAGGCCTGGAACAAAAACCTAAAATTAGCAGTTCCGTTTTATGATTCTTTTTTATTTACTAATTTAATTTCTTTTTCGAATTGCGTGCCAGATTTTAGCTTTTGCACTCCAACGTTTTTTATTGAAAATAATAATTTGCCTTTTGATTTCATAGTAAAGCCAGCGGTTGAAAAATATTGCAAAGAAAACAGCTTTCCTACTGAAAAAGTTAAATCAATTTACTACAACAAAAGAACGGACGCGAAAGCTTTTCAGACATACAAATGCTTATGCTCTAGAGGCTTTGGAAGACAGTCTACCTTAGAAGAGCCACATTTAGACCACTTTGGCAGTGACGATTTCTGCTTCGAAAGCTGGAAAAAGCAAACTCAACCATGAAAGACGAGCTACTAAGATACAATAACGATCAAAAATATTTAATTTTTGACTTCGAGACCTGCAACTTAAATCTTGTTAATCCAGACAATAAGCCCTGGCAATTGTCCTTTATAACTTGCACAAAGAACAAAATCCTCGAGAAGCATGATCATTTTTTAAAATGGAAAAACCTTAAAGTTTCAGAAGGCGCGCAAAAAGCGACTCGCTTTGACCATACGAAATATAGAATCAAATCCGAAGACCCTCTTCCGATACTCAGGAAGTTCGACAAGCTACTGTATGACAAACAATATAAGATTGTAGGACATAATCTTTTGGGTTTTGACATTTATATTCACAACACTTTCAGAAAAGCCTATGGACTTAAGAGCGACTTTTCATATTTAAGTAGGTTGATTGACACCAACTCTCTAGCAAAAGCATCCAAAGAAGACATTAAGTTTAACAAAAAGGACTCTTTTTTAAGTTGGCAATTTAGGTTGGACAGGCATATAAGAAAAGGACTAAAGACAAACATGGGAGCTATGCTTAGAGAGCTTGACGTAGACTTTGACAAAGACAAGCTCCATGACTCGATGTATGACATTCAAATGAACCTAGAAATCTTCCGCAAGCTTCTTTGGAAGGTTGACATTTAATTTTTTTTGTGGTACTATTATTTTTATGAGCTTTACCAAAGACTTCTCAGCTTACGAAAACTGTGTTCCGCCTGGAGTCAGGCTACCAAAGATCGAAATTGAGACTAGGCACTACGACCGCCTAGAGCTAGAGCATGAGACTTCAAACTATGATTTTCTAAGGGCACTGTGCTTAGACGGAGTTAAAGAAAAAAAAATAGACAAAAAGAAAAACTCAAAAGAATATTACGCAAGAGTTCGAATGGAGCTTAAAATTCTAAAAGAGCTTGGGTTCATTGATTACATACTTTTGAATTGGGACATTTTACACTTTTGCCAAGAGAGTGATATTCCAACTGGCCCAGGCAGGGGCAGCGCAGCAGGATCACTTGTTTTATTCTTGATTGGAGTAACGCAGGTTGACCCGATTAAATACAATCTCTTCTTTGAAAGATTCGTCAGCAAATCCCGAGCAAAGAAAACAGAAAAAGATGGAGTTACATTTCTCGACGGCTCTTTATTAGCGGATGTTGATAATGACATTGCCTACGAAAGACGCACGGAAGTCATTGAATACATAAAGAAAAAACATCCAGGCCGAACTTGTAAAATTTTAACGCTTAATACTCTTAGCGGAAAACTCTGCATAAAGGAATGCGGAAAAATCGTTGGTATTTATTCTGAGCAAGAAGTTAATGAAGTTAGCGACACAATACCTAAAAAATATGGCAAAGTATTACCCCTTGCACAAGCCTACGAAGAAAGTGAGCAGTTCAGAGAATGGGTAGATGACAACGAGGAAGTGTTTAAAGTGTCCAGAAAAATAGAAGGCTTAAACAAGAACACGGGGGTACATCCTTCTGGAATTGCAATTTCATATTATAAACTAGACGAGGTTTGCCCACTACAACAAACTAATGACGGAGAATTGGTCAGTGGATATGACATGAACTGGGTTGCCGAGCTTATGGTTAAATTTGATATCTTAGGCCTCAGAACCCTAAGCGTTATTTACGACGTTTGTAAGCAACTTGATTTTAACATGGATACCGTTAGCTTGGAAGACAAGAGTATATATAAAAATTTAAGAGAAAGCTTTAGGCACCCGCAGGGATTGTTTCAAATCGAAGCTTTTACAAATTTTAATGTTTGTAAAAAAATAGGGCCAAAAAACCTTGAGCAACTCAGTGCCGTGGTTGCCATTGCAAGGCCTGGAGCTTTAGAATTTACAGATCGATATG